AAAAGCAACAATTCGGGGATTTTTACGGCCTTGCCCACCTGCGCGATGCTGTACGCTGCGCCGCCGTTGAGCGCTACCGTCATGCCTTCCACTGATGCTGTAAAGGTCGGCGAGACGATCTCGTCGCCATTGTTCAAAACTGCCGTCGTGCCCGCGCCGCACGAAGCTGTGCTCTCAGTCTGCGCGTATTTGTACGGGTCACACACCGCTGTGACCTCAAACGTGCCCGCACCGTACGCCAGGCGTACAGGCGATACGCCCCAAATAATAATGGTCCGGGTCATCGGTCAGCGTAATCGGCAGGCGCTTGCCATGCATCGCAGACGCAATCTGCGAGCACACCGAAAGCCACTCCGATGCCGAAGCGCCGCGCCGCTTGAACGTCAGTTTGAGCGTGCGCAGCCCATACACTGGGCGACCCGTGACGACCTCGGACAGGTCGATGCTGCCGTTTTCGAGCGGCAACTCCTGATATTTCGTTTTGAACTCCGGCATTTCGAGCGAAAGATCCGTCAAGATCATGCCGAAGTCCGTATACATATCGTTTTCGCCGATGAGCACGCCCATCAGACCACTCCCCTTTCACGCAGAACTGCCGTGCCGCCCTGCCGCTTGTCCACTTCCGGTGCAAGTGCACGACCGGCGTCGCGTGGGTCGAACACCGCGTTCACCTGCAACTGTATCCGGCTGATCGCGTCCGCCAGCATCGCTGCAAGCTTTTCGTCGCGCGGAGAGCCGCCGGTGAGCATCTGCAAAATTTCGCGAAGAATCGTCAAAATGGCGTGCAGCTCCGTGACGGGCATGCCGTCTGTTTGCTGCGCGTCATCCACAACCGAGCGGATCATATCCATCAGCGTTGCAGCGCCGGAGACGACCTCGGGACCCGCTTCGCCCGCGCCAAGCAGAGAGCCGCCCGCCGCGCCGAAGATCGTCGGATTATTCAGCAGCATCGGCGTGTCCATAGCTTTTTTATACCAAGATATGCCAAAATGCGGCACACGCGGTGGCACAAGGCTAAAGCTGCCCGTAATGGAGATGTGCGGAAGCTTTAGCCTTGGCAAACTCCAAGAGAAATTGAAAAAGCCCTTGATCTTGTCAATCGCGTTGCGCACCGCGTCCCGCGCCGCATTGATCGGCGTTTCAATGCCCTTTTTAATGGCGTTAAAAATTGACGTGACCGTCTCTTTGGCTGCCTTTATCGGGTTTTCGATCGCCGTTTTTACCGCCGAAAACACCGCCGTCACCTTAGACTTGATCGCGTCCACCACCGTGCCGATCGTGGATTTTATGCCGTTGATGATGTTTGAAACAGAGGATTTGATTGCATTCCAAATCTGCGTTGCAAAGTTACCAATCGCTGTCCATCCGTTATTCCAAAGGTCAGCGAGCCCGCCAAGGAATATTTGTCCGGCATTGAGCAGATTTTCGCCGAATGCGTTCCAGTCGCCGTTGAGCGCTGCCGTGAACGCGGAGAACAGTGACGAAATGACGCTTGTCACCGTCTCGAATACTGTTTGCACCTGCGTCCAGATCGCATTGAGGAACGTGCCGTCCGTCTGCGCTTCGTCCACAAGCCATTTGATTGCGTCCGCAATGCCCTGTATCGCACCGGCAATGGTCTGCGCAATCGTTGCAAGATATGTTGCCGCATACTCCCATACGGCAGAAAACAAACTTGTGCCCGACTGATTGTTCGCAAAGAATGAGCCGAATAGAGAGGATAAGCCCTCCAATGCCATGCCGATTACATCGCCCACCGCGCTGAAAGCGTCCTGCATCGCTGTCCATGCAGCATGGATTGCCGTGCCGTCTGTTTGCGCCTGTTCAACAAGCCAGCCGAGTTGGTCGCCGACTGCCAGCAAAGCTGTACCGACAATACCGCCTACATAAACCACAGCGTCTCCGATTGCTGTACACACTCCGGCGATAATATCACCGGCAACTGATACTGCGTCTGCGATACCGTCCCAGATGCCGCCCCAGTCTATTTCCGCGTTGCTCAAAGCGCTGCCAATCGTGCCGATTGCATCTTTGACCGCACTCAAAACATTCTCTATCGCTTTGGCAGCATTATCAAAAACGTGCATGATGTTATCCGCAAGCCCCTGCGGCACATTCAGGCCGCTTACAAGGATCGTCTGTATACCGCTGAGCGCCGACTGCAACAATGCCGGTGCCAGCTCGACCAGACTGCCCGCAAACGCTTGCAGCAGTGATGCGGCAGCCGACGCCATACTGGGCAGAATCGTCATCACGAGCTGCGGGACGGCCTGTGCGACCACGGGAGCCAAGCCTTCGACCAGACTGCCGATACCGCCTAAGATCGTTTCTACGCGCGGCAGAATGTTCTTTGCGGCTATTCCCACACTGTCGACAAAGTTATCCATCAGCCCGCCGAAGTCCTGTGTATCGTCCGCAACGCCGACGAGCAGGTTTTTCCACGATGCTTTCATCATGCCGACAGAGCCCTGAATGGTTGTACTGGCTTCCTTTGCCGTCGTGCCTGTGATTCCCATTTCTGTTTGTACAATGTGGATCGCTTCGGTGATGTCCGCAAAGCTATCTATCGACAAATCTGCCATTTCACCGTTAGCCTGCTTCACCTTGTTTGCATCGGCGATAAGGCGCTCCATTTCTTCTTTTGTGCCGCCATAGCCTAGCTTGAGGTTATCGAGCATCGTATAGTTCTGCTTGGCGAAACCCTGATAGGCGTTTTGAATGTCCTGCATATTGCTGCCCATTTTATTGGCGTTATCGGACATATCCACAAGGGCTTGGTCGGCATATTCCGCCGCTTTTTTTGTGTCCTTACCCACGCTTTGCAAAAGCGATGCGGAAAAGCTCGTCACCGTCTCCATGTACTCGTTGGCGGAAAGACCGGCTGTCTGAAATGCTCGGTTTGCGTTTTGCAGCACTTTGTCCGACGCATTTCCGAACAGCGTCTCCACACCGCCGACAAGCTGCTCATAATCCGCATACGCATTCAGCGCCGACTTGCCAACCGCCGCCACAGCCGCCGCAGCCGCACCGAATCCCACGGCTGCGACTTTCGCTGCGGCTGTAAACGCCTTGCCGATAGAGCTTGCCGCAGACTTTAATCCGCCCGCGAGCGCGTTGCCCATCTTCTGCCCCGACTCTTTGCCGCTCATCTCGACTGCCGGGGCTAAACTCTTTGAGAGCTGCGCTTGTATACCCTGCATTGAGGGTACGATCTGCACATACGCCTTTGCAATTTCAGTCGCCATTTGCTTCACCCCCTAACCGCTGCCATGCGGCTTTAAAGTCTTCCGGCGTGCGGTAGCCCGTCACTTCGTCGTGCGTTTGCGGCACTTCCGTAAACGCAGTCAAAAACGATTTGGGGCGGTTTTTGCCGGTCTGCGCCGCCTTCGTTTTTGCCCATGCTAAAAAATTAAGCGCGTCAGCTATGGACGCCAAAAGTAAGGTGTCCGTCGCTGCACGCGCTCCCGATAACTTTATTTTGATTCTCGAATCGTCCCGTAAGCCCGCCGCGAGCGTCGCCAGCATGGGCACCGGCAGCGCCCGCAGGTCAAACACCTTGTAGGTTTCCGCCATGTCGCAGATCAGGGCGTCATTGTCCGTCGCGATCATGCGGGCAAGGACGATCAGTTTTTTCCCGCGTCTCCGATCGCGTCCATGACCTCGCGGATACAGTCCGAAACGGCTGTGATATGCACTCGGCCGTCATCGCCGCGCAGGAAGTCATACAGGCGCTTTCTCTGCTCCTTGCCGAACAGCATCGCGCAGACATTGGAAAACGCCAGCGGGTTATCGTTCACGGTCTCCGCCAGCGCGTCCACAAATTCCATATCCTCCAGCACGCCGCCGTCGATCTCAAACTCGAAGCCGCCGCTTGTCTTACCTTTAATCATGATCTACCTCCTTATGCCGCTGCCGGCTTGCTCATATACTCGTAATGCGTGTTGCCTGCGCTGTCCGGCACGGCGGTCACGGTGACCTCGTAGCCTACGGCGCTTTCGTCCGCATACGTCACGTCGCCCACCTCGGTAATCGTGCCGTTCGGAATGACGACGCGCTTCAAAATGCCGCCGCGCATAATCATGTCGATAACCCACACGCCCGCGGCGAGCTCCTTGCCGTTTGCTTTAACCGTCAAGCCTTTTTCAAGGTCGCCGGTGACGTTTTCATCGAGATACACCGCTTTCAGCACGTCGCTGTTAAGGCTTTCGATGAGGGTAAAAGCAAACGTGTCGGTTTTCTCGTTCTGATAGGTCAGCACATTGTCTCCGCCCCACGCTTTGATGTTGCCGCTTTGCGGAGAGTTGGAGTTCACCACGCCTTCGTCGGATGCGTAGCCGAGATTTTTATATGCTTCGGTGAGCGCGGTTTTGGCGTCGGTCGGCAGCGCCGTGCCAAGCGGTGCGCGGTAGATCGCGCCGCCTACTTTCGGCTTGCCTGTGCTTACATTGGTTGCTGTGCTCATTATTCATGCTCCTTTCACTCGTCGAAATAAACGAGATCGTACACCGCCTGGTAGCGGTATCGTTTTGTCGTCGTGTCCGTAAAATTGTAATCGCTGTTAAGCCGCGATGCGCTGACGGCATCCAACTCCGCGGCGCTGTCCATGGCGGCTTTCACGCACTCATTGAGCCTTGCGGCTTCGTACATGGACGGCGCGTAGGACTGGATCGCCAGCATCGCGCGGTCAATGCGCTCCTCGCGGCTGCTGCCCGTTTTTTCGAGCAATACAAAGCTTTTTGACGAGTTTGCCGGGACTTCCAGCACCACCGGCATCGAAAGCTTTTCCGCGAGATAGTTTTTGATGATGATCTCAATCATGATTATCTCCCGAGGGCTTTAAGCAACGTATTTTCGCGACTATTTTGCTTTGCGGCTTCTGCCGTTTCCGCAAATACGCCCGCTATAACTCGGCTGCTTGCTTGGTACAAATCTGTGCTGTATCCGCTTCCACACCGTGCGCGTACCTGTTCGGCTTGCTGTTTCAGCATTTGTCCCATTTCTTCGGATTTTAAAAGCTGCCGGATACCGCTGCTGTTCAGTTCAATCTTCACCTTAGCCATACCGTTCCACCTTCACCTTTTTGTTCCAGTGCAGCGGGATCATCGCTTCGATGCCCTCCGTCACGTCGCCGTATGTGCGAAACCGCTTCCCGAAAAACTCGACCGTCACGTCGTGCCAGTCGTGCGCGTCGCCTTTCGGCAGTGCCAGCGTGTACGCGAGCCGCTTGCCGTAAAGCTGCAATTCGTTCACAAGGTCTTCCGCTGTCGGTTCGCCGATGAGCACGTTGTGCACCGTCTCCGACACTTCTTTAAACACCGGCGCGCCGAACGCGTCCTCGCCGGTCTGCTGCTTTTGGTATAGTATAACGTCAATCCCGCGTATCATCGCATAATCCCTCCAAAGGGCTGCGGGCGCCGATGCGGTCCCCGACGCCGAGCAGCTTCTTTTCGAGCTTTGAGAGATACAGCTCGCCCGCGCTGCCGCTGCCCATCGTCCAGCTCTGGGAGTAGCCCATAGCGCTCACCGAGCCTTGCGTGGAGCCGAGCGGATAAAGCGGCGCGTCGTTCCCGCCGCCGTCGCCCAGAATGCGCCGCACCATGCGGCAGGAAACGAGCTTTTTGCGGTCCGCGTCCGCCCCGGCGCTATACGCGTCGATGATGACCGCCGCTTCCTCCAAAAGGGATACGCAGCGACCTCTTTCATCGTCGCTTAAATTTCGGAACCCCGCCGCAACGTCCTCAGCTGTTGCGTACAGCATCTTAGCCCACCGCGGTTTCGGTGCGCTTAATGTACAGCGTCTGCGGCTTGGATACCGTCAGGCCATAGACTTTACGACCCTGCACCGCGCTGGCACCGATGAACTTGCCGGATCCGTTGAGGTCCTGCAAATGCACCTGCCACTCCATCACGCGGTGGCACCAGTTCGGGTGACCGGCGATAAACTCCGTGGTTGTCTTTTTGCTCGCGACGCGCGTCGTGCTCTCGAAATCCATGTTGTTGGACTCAAACACATTAAAGCCCGCGATGCGACCGATCACGCCCTCCTGCACGAGCGTCTGGGAGAGGTCGCCCTGCTTGATATAATGCTCATCCAGCATGAGGACTTCGAGGTACTCCGGCGACGCAATGAGGAAACGGCCGTCGGCAGGTACGCCCTTGCGGCTCAGTACGCGCTTTGCTTCGAGCGCGAGCTTGTATGCGGTGGTCTCGGTTGCAGCCGTCTTTGTGGCGCTGACCGTTGCGCCGGAAGCACCCTCGAGCGCGTTGATAGACGCCTTGTCGATCGAGAGCGCCAGCGAATAGCCTGCGCTGTCCAGACGTTCCGCCACGATGCCGTCCGGCACGCTCGCAGCATCGAAGCCGTCGATGAGCTCGTTCACGGCCTCATCATGATCGATGGAAAGATCGATATACGCTGTCGAGCCTTCGGAAGCGTCCACGCCCTTCGATTTGTTGTAGGTCTTCACCGCCACCTCGGTGTCGCGCACCGGGATTTTTACTTTGCCCGCCTTCGGGTCGCCCTCGTAGCGGTTGTTGAAAATGAGATTATCACGGGTAACAAGCTGGCTGCGAAGCTTCGCGTCTACCAGAGTTGCCCAGCGTTCCTGGTTTGTGTGTGCCATAAGATTTCTTTCCTTTCGTAAACAAAATTAGATTTTCAAAGACGGGTTTAAAGCGCCGAACGCCGCTGCCACGCCGTCGCTTTCGGTGCCGCCGCGTGCACCGGGTTCACCGCCGTCTTTCACGGCGGGATAGCCGCTCGGCTTCGCGAATTTCAAGATTGCGTTCGCCTGCGCGGTGCAGGCTTCTTCCGTGTCGCCGCTCAAAAGCTCTGCCGGCACACCGGTAGCAGCGGAGACTTTCTGACGCACTGTGCGCAGCTGCTCCGCCTTTGTAAAAGCATCCACCTGCTTCTGCAAAGCGTCCGCCTTCTCATTCGCCTTTTGCAGCTCGGTCTTCCCGGCTTCTTCCGCCTCGTCGAACTTCGCCGCTTTCGCTTTCAGCGCTTCATAGTCTGCGTATTTGCCGCGCTCCCTCGTCAGCCGGTCCTGAATGATCGCGTTCATTTCCGCCTGCGTAAAGGTGCGCTGCTCGTTTTCCTGCGTTTCGGCCGCAGTGCCGTTCGTTTCCTGGTTCACAGTTTCTGCCATTTTGGTTCTCCTTTCCGGCTTTTCCGCAGCCGTCGCGTAATTTTAGGTATGAAAAAAGCAGCCCGGCGCATAAGCGCTAAGCTGCTTTATCAACTGTGTTTAATTTTTAGAACTCCTTGAATTCAACGGAAATATCCGTGTCACTTTTTTTCCAAAGAGAAAATACAAATTTTGCGTTAGGGTGTTTCTTCTCTAAAAAGTCTGCATCGGTACTTTTCACCCAATCACGCTCAAAAGCATTTACTTCTTGACTTGGAACTAACCAACCGCTAAAATCTTCGCCTTCCATCGTTGGTGTTTCAAAGTCTCGTCCTTCGCCCGCAAAGCCAAAGAAAACACAACCAAAATTACGGGCTGTATCTTGAATCAACTGCCAAAAGCGATTAAATTTTAGACTTTCTTGCGTTTTCAACCCGAGCATTCGTTGTACCTCCTTTCAAAATCGTTACGAACTCGCCGAAAGAATTCTCTATAACAACGTCATTGCCTTTCACATGGAAAAGCACCGGGTATTCTTGCCCTCGCCACTCACCGTAAAAGCGCTCGTCTGCATCATTTACAACGGTGTATATGATTTGCTTCATTTGCTCACGAGCTTCGGCGCTTGACGGATCCATGCCAAAATCGGACGCATGTTTTCCAACCTTTTTACCAAACTGCGCATCCGTCATTTTAAGTAAATGCGGTTGATAACGCTCTTTGGTTACAGGATTGAGGGGCAGTATATCAAAAATACCGCCATCATCGTTTTTCTTTATTTTATCACTTTTCTCCTCTATTGTCGAGAGCTTTTTCTCATTTCTCGCCGCATACGCCGCCCTTTTCTGGGCATTGATGCGCTCGCGGTTTTCGGCGTAGTGGATGCGCCTCAGCTCGTTTACGTCGCTTCCGGCGTCGCGGTAAGCCTTGAGGTATGCGTCGGGGTCATAGCCCTCTACATTTACCTCCGGGTCAAACCGAATAGCGTATGTACAGTCGCAATTCGCATGGATATGCTCTGCGTGCCCGTTTTTTATGGCTTTCTTACTCGCCCGCTGCCACCCACGGGAGGCCAGCGTCATGCAGAACGCGCAGGTGTCGCCACTCGGTACCCATGCAAATTCGGCGCCGTCGCGCAAAGCGTTTTTCAGCATCGTGTCGGCTCCGGCACGCTTTACAAGGCGGCTCACCCCGCTTTTGAGCTGCGGCGTGCTGGTTTTTGTCGCGTTGACCATGCGTGCCACTTCGCCGTACTCGGCGGTCTCTGCGGGCTCTGCCGCAGGCACGTGCGCGCCCTGAAGCTCTGCGAGCGCGTCATACATTTCGCTCGCAAGCGCTGCGCTGCCTTCGCCGTACTTCGTCACAAGCCCATACGCAACATCTATGAGCTTCTGGCTGTCAGAAACGCCGTACTGATCTACATACGCCTGCATACAGTTTGCAACCGTGGTGTTTAACCGACGCAGCTTGCCTATGTAACTAAGCCATGCTTTCGACGGTATCTGCTTCATCGTTCAACTCCATCAAAAGCTGCTGTCCGCGCACGCGCTGCTCTTGCGACTTGATACGCCGGATGTCTGCCTGGTCAAAGCCGATCATCTCCAAAAACGTGTCGGTGCTCGCAAATTCCTGCCGCGCCGATGCGATCTTGATCGCTGCGTCCGCCGTCACCGCCACGCTCGGCATCGCCGGGTTCTTAAAGTGCGCCATGATGCCGCTTTCTTCTTCCGTCAGCTCGTCAAGCGTCTTGTTCTGCGCAATGGCCTGCGCCATGCACGCGATCGTCCGCAGCGCGTCGCCGTTTCCGGTGTTGAGCTGCTGGGCGAGCAAAACGAGCGTCTGGCTCTGGGCAAGGATGGCATCGCTGCTGGTGGGGTTGGCATCGTTCACCACGCCCACGTCCGTCACGGTCAAGCCAGTCGCCGCCGCAAACTGCGTGGCGGTCATGCGCATCTTTTCCACATGGGGCGAAAGACTGCCCTGCGCAAGCTGCCCGAACACCGGGTTTTCACCGGTCTCCGGGTTGCTGGTGGCCGCCAGCAAGCTGCCCACGTACTGCTTAAATTTATCCGATACAATCGCGTCATACTGGTCGTCCGTCACGCCCAAAATGTACTTCTGCGGGGTCGTGTCAAACTCAAGCGCGATCGTCGCGTTTGCCACTGTGCGGATATAATCGTCAATCAAAGTGCGAATGGGCTTTTTCAGCCGAGAGCGCCCGAACGGCTTGCCGCTCGTCGCACTCCAGATCATCGGCTCCATCAGCGGTCGACCCATGCGGTGCATCATGCGCTGCACGCGCCAGCCGTCGCGCTCACGATGCAGCACCAGTACTGCATCGGCTGTGTACATGTTGACAAGCTTCGGCACCCACTCGTTGCTGTATTCCTCGTCCGGTATCGTGTCGATAATGGCAAGCCCGCAGTCGATGCGCCCCTTTTCGCCGTTCCAGAGTGCCGCCGCAGTCGCGGGCGAATGAAACCGTATCTTGCAGCCAATATCTGCATCGGCGGAAAGCGTTGCGAACACGCAGCCATATTTCAGCTCGTCGCGGCACGCCTTACCGTACTCCGCGATGAGCCTGTTATCCTGCACAAGCTTACTGAGCCCGTCCAAGCTGCCCGCCGTGCCGACAAATCCGTCGAACATGCTGCGGGCGGCAAGCACATCCACCGCTTTCTGTCCCCAGTTGCAGCCGACCTTCAGCTTGTTCAACCCCTGCGGCAAAGCGATGCCGAGGTTCACGTCGCTAAGCTCGATATGTCCTTCGTAATATTTGTCTTTCGTGTCGTTCTTGTCCTGGTGATAGGCAAACACATTTTGCAGTTCAATGAGCTTCTGCTGTTCGGCTACGCTCAAGCCCGGCACCGTGCCGATATTCAAAGTTATCATCGTCTCACCTTTATCCAATTTTCATCCTCCGCGACGGATCTCGCTTGCAGGTCTTCGCACCCCAGAGTGCCAGGGCGCAGGCTTCCACGGGTAAGCTGTTCTCGCCGCCGAAGCCGTACCCTCCGCCGATTGGGCGCTTGACCGCCGTCACGGCGCTTTCGTTCAGCGCCTCCTGCGGCTTGTACCATGTCAGCGTGTTTTCGTTCACGGCGTTCGTAAACAGCCCCACCGCCGCGAGCACGTCTTTCACGCCCGGGCGTATGACGGCGTTTTTCGCCCGCCAAACACCTTTGATGCGCTCGACCAGCACGTCCACCCCGTTGCGCCCGTCGATGACGACGCAGCTCGCGCGGTCGTACCGGGCGGAAAGCCAATCCACCAGCCAAACAAGTCCGCGCCCCGAGGGCTGCATCTCGATGAGCGACACGCGTGCCGGTCCCTCCTTTGGGATCACCGCGCCGCATAAACACACCGCCGAACCGTCCGCAGCAAATTTCACGCCGTAGGCGGTCTTACCCTCGGGCTTTTCATCAACGCTCGCGCAGGCTTCCCATGCTCTGCGGTCAACGGCATAATCTAAATTCTCCGCCGCTACCGGGCTCCACCACCCGAGGCGTTCTCTTGCAAACGTATCCGGGTCGAGCTGCTCCGCTTCGCCCTCAATGGTGGAAAACTGTATGCGTCGCCCGAGCGCCGGATTTGTTGCCGCCCATCGCTTCGGGTCTGTCACGTCGCCAATCTCCGGCACGGAAAATTCAAACCATGCTGCACGTTTCGCCTCACCATCCAATGCACGTTGACGTAAACCTCGGAATACCGTGCCCACAGCATCGGGGCCCGGCGGCGTGCCAACGTAAACGGTTTGCGGATTAAGGCTTGCCGAGATCGCCGGCAAAAAAGAGCCCTGCGCGGTCTCGTCCAGCTCCTGCGCCTCGTCAAAGATCAAAAGGTCGCCGTGCTGACCGCGTCCGCCGTTGCGGGTTCGCGCCAGAAACTTGATGCGCGCACCGCTTTTCAGCACGATCTGTTCGCGCCCGAGCGCCGTTTTGATCTCGGCGACATACCGCCTAAGCTTCGGGTGCTCGAAAAAATCGCGCATTTCTTCAAACGTCTCCGTCGCGGTCTTTTGCAGATGCGCCGTGTAGATCACCGTCTCGTTAAACATCAGCATACCGGCTTCCGCGCGCCCCTGTACCAAAAGCGATTTGCCGTTCTGCCGGGGCACGCTGCCGCCTGCTGTGGGGGCTGCCCATTTTCCGGACGGTGTGCGGCCCAGCCAGTCATCCATGATGTCGCTTTGCCATGGGTCGAGCACCGTGCCACCGACACGCAGCAGCTTCACCGCGTCCATGCCGTCGCTCGTCGCATACTCAGGCGCGATTCTTCCGGACGGCTCCTGGCTTCCCATCGGCTTCGCGGTTCGTGAGGATCTCGCTGATCTCGTCGCCATCGGCGCTCACCCCCTCTATTTCTTCGATCTCCCGTACCGTTTCCCGGTACTGCTTTGCCATAGCCGGAAGCGCCTTCGGGTCTATGCACGCATCGATCGCGGTGGCGAGCACTTTTGCAAGCTCCTTGAGCTGCTCTATCCGGCTGCCCTTTGCCGTGATGCTTTTCATTTTCATGCCACTGCCACCCCTTTCAAAAATGCCCTGTGTGTAAATCGGCGCTGGACGGCGATGGGTCGCTGGTATGGGTGCAGGGGTACCCTCCCCACCCTCGGCAAACTTACCAGTTTCCGTCGCTGATTTTTGGGTATATCTTTTTCTCTTTCTTTTCCTCGAACGGATTTCCTACTTTTGCGCCCTTCTGCTGATTACAAAAATAATGCGCTGCCTGCAAGTTGTCCCAATCCTCTGCCGCAGCTCGTGCCGAAGCGTAACCGAACTCCCGCCAACGTGCCACGGGTCTGATCTCATCGACCACAAACGAAAGCGGATGCTGCGCGTCGCTCGGCTCATCGTAATGTATCGGACCGAACCGCCCTTTACATATCCCGCATGGCGCGCCCATGGCTTTCAGCCTGGCACGGTGTTTCCTGCGCAGTGTACCGTTCGCATATCGCGGGTTACTCATCTCCGCACCCGCTCCCCAAGCCGTCTACGCGGTCCTCTGATGCGTTTTCACTCTCAATAAGTGAAGCTACCCTCGCACCGTCCAAAATCGCCGTATAGGGGCACACAGAGAGCATACAGAAGCATGTGCCGTCTAAGCATTCCGCCCAAACGCATTTGCAGCCCCTCGGGCACACCCGGTATTCTCTTTTCACGTGCACCCCTCCTTTCGGTTTCGGGCATAAGAAAAGCACCCACGCAACAGCGCAGGTGCTCCTTGTAGACTTCCTCAATTATCATTATAGGCGGACAAAACGGACAAAGCGGACAAATCTCAAATTTTTTTGAAAATTCTCGAAAATTCTTTTCGCAGCGCTTCTGGCGACTTGTAACCGCTCATCTCACGCATAATGACCTTCCACCTCGTCCCGTGCTTCATGACACATCGGGCGAGCTTCTGAGGGCGGTAGGCAAGCCTGCCCACAAACGCTTCGATCTCCGCCTTTTGCACTTCAAGTTCCCGAATGCGTTCTGCGTGTTTCGGGTTCGGCATCCCCTGCACGGTAACGCTGTGCAGGTTGAACGGGAACTCGTCCGCGCTCGCCTGCACCACGTCGCTGACCGCCGCGCTGTCTTTCGCTTTCAGCTCTTCGATTTCCGCGCAGATGTCGGGGTATTGCTCCAAAAGTTCTTTTGTCATCGCATCTCCTCAAAAATCACATCGCCACAAACGCCACCGCTGCGGCGAGGCCCACAAAGCCAAGCACCACCATGGCTTTTACACATCGCTCAAGCCCGGCAATATTGTCCGCTGCGTCGTACTCCCGTGACTTGCGCATCACGATGCACTCCGTGAGCGTCGCCGCGATTACGAGCACGACCAAGATAATTTTAATCATGTCTGATCTTCTTTTCATGTTTTCTTTTCACAGCCTGCCGCACGTCGCGGTGAAAGCCTACTTCGTCCACCGCCTTCATGCGCTGCTTGTTCATCAGTAGCCGCATCAGCTTGTACCGCATGTACGTCTGGCACCCGTTATGGCAGCTCACCGAGCGCCGTGGGCACTCCCTTGGGCAGCAGGTCAGGTTCATGGCTTTCCCTCGCTTTCAATTTGCTCCAGCCCGCAGATCAGCACGGAGCCGTCGTTTTTCTTGTCGGTCAATTCCGCCTGGTAAAAGTCGCTGCCGGTCTTACGGTCTCTGCGGAAGATGATCGCCGTCAGCTCGTAAGCGCTGCCGCTGTACTGCACCGTGCGGTTCATGTGTCGCTTAACTTCCCGCAGCTCCATCACAGCTCCTCAATGCGGATGTAGATGCCCGGAATCTTCGCCCAAAACTTTTCGGTGATCTCGGACGCCACCAGCGCGTCGTCTTTCCAGAATCCCTGCTGCGTCATAACGTCCTTGAGCAGCTTTTGCAGGTTGTCCGTGTCGGGCTTCGATGTGCGGTACTCTCCGTCCGCATGTCTGCCGTTTGGGAAGCACCACTTCGTCGTCAGCCGTACGCCGCCTGTGATCGGGCTTTCGGGTCTGTGCCTGCCTATGTAAGCGGCGAGCTTCTGTCTGGCGGCTTTCAGGTTATCGTCCTCGTAGAACTTTCGTGCCGACCAGTTCACACGCTTCTCCTGATGCGTCACCGTCGGCGGCACCATCGGTACAAAAAACTCCAATGTCATTTATTTCACCTCGTTAAACTGCTGAATTTTTGCTTTTGAAGAAAATTTGCTTTCGTCAAGGGTAGGGGAAGAAGTCGTGTGGGGGAACCTCATGACCCCCACACTTCTTCACCCCTTGACCGTGAGAGAAAGTGAAACGGATATATATACGTAGTATATATACTTTTTCCTTCTCTCGGAAAGGAAAGGAAAATTACTCGACTTTTTCCTTCCGTCGGAAGCCTTAAAAAGCGTTTGAGGGAAAGGGAAAATATCGATATTTTCCTTCTTTCCGAGCCTTGAGAGAAAGTACAGGGAAAGCTTTCCCTACCGATATTTTCCTTTCCCTGTCTTGCTCACTTCGCCGTCCGAAAGCTCAAAATCTTTGCTGCCTTTAAGGTAGTTGCGCACCGTTTTTTCGCTCACGCCGAGGTACTCGGAGAGCTCCTTAACGCTCGCCTTGCCGCCCTCGCCCACCGCTTCAAACGCCGTGTCGAGTGATGCTTCACGCTCTTTTTTGCGCTCCTGCGGGGTCTTCTTGCGTCCGAAATTCTGCTTCCATCCGGTGCCCTTCGGCGTGGCATTTTCGGCTTGCAGGTCGAGCAGAATGCCCGTTTCGTCCGCCCGGTGGATCGGATAATCGAACCAAAAGTTCTTCGGCGCAAAGCGCGGAAACTCGCGCAGCGTGCCTTCTACACGCCATGCGGACTTTGCGTTTGCAGCTGTACGCGCCCTTGACACATCGTCGAGCATTAAGTTGTATGACGCTTCCCGCAGGTGCCTTTTGCACAGCGCCATCATCTGCGTCGCGCTCAGTCGGTCATCGTTTCCGGCTTCGTCCGCCTTGCGGTAGCGCGTCAGCCAGTCGAGGCACACGGCGCACACCGCGCGGTTCTCCTGCTGCTCCTTGATGCCGTCGGTCAGCTCCAGCTCGATAAGGTCGATAAGCGCATCCGGATCGCGCGCAAACACACCGGAGCCGGACGCACGGTCCATGCTCTTTTTGCCGCCCTGCCCGCCTTTTGAATGGTGGTGGCAGTAGATCACGGCGCAGCCGAGCTCCGTGCACACCTTGTCAAACTGGTTGCAGAAATGCGCCATCTGGTCGGCGCTGTTCTCGTCGCCGGTGATGACCTTGTAAATCGGGTCAAGGACGATCGCCATGTAGCTCTTTTTTGCGGCGCGGCGAATAAGTTTCGGCGCGAGCTTATCCATCGGCACACTGCGCCCGCGCAGGTTCCAGATGTCGATGCGGTCGATGTGCTCCGGCGTAAAGCCGAGCGCCGTGTAAACGTCGCGGAAGCGATGCAGGCAGGACGCACGGTCTAACTCAAGGTTTACGTATAGCACGCGTCCCGCCGTGCAGGGAAACGAAAGCCACGGCTTCCCCTCTGCGATGCAGCAGCACAGCTCGATGAGCAAATACGATTTGCCCGCCTTACTGGGGCCCGCCACGAGCATCTTATGCCCCTGCCGCAGCACGCCTTCAATAAGCGGCGGCGCAAGCGCCGGCAGGTCGTCAAAGTATGTTGAAAGGTTTTCTTCGTCCGGCAGATCGTCGTTGACGCTCTCAATCCAGTCGCGCCATTCTTCAAACGAGCTTTTGCCGATGTTCGTATCGACCAAAAACTGCTTGTGCTCCCCGCGCACCACGCCGGGCATACGCGAAAGCCGTGAAGGATTGCGGTTCTGCTTATCGATGTCCAGTCCGTTTTTTGCACAGACCTTGTAGAGATAATCGACGCGTGCGCGGTATTCCTCATAGCTGCCCGCATCAACGCGCACAATCGCGTGCAGACTCTTGCCGCCGCTGTACACAAGGCAGGCGACCGGCAGCTCCAGTTCACGTATGACGGCGTTCTGGCTCGCGATATCCATGCTGTCGGATTCAACAAGCGCATAGCGGTATTCCGTGATATTCTCGTTTTTCACACCCTTGCCGTCTAAGGGATTGAAGCGGATCCACGCACCGACGGCGGGGTTATAGTCGCCAAGCACCGCACCGAGGTCATCGCCGCATTTATACAGCGCGCTGCATAATTCGCCTGCCGTTTGCGTGTAGCTGCCGCTTTTCGGCATGTACTTGCCGTCTTTCTCCCAGCTCTCGGTGACATAGCCCACCGTGTCCGTGCTGTCAAACAGAGTTTCGAGATACCGTATCAGCTCGGCGGCAGGCTTCCACTTTTCCGGCTCGTGAATGTCCTGCGCTTCAATCCAGTTCTTGTCCACCACAACAAATTCATCATGACGGTCGATCGTGTCGTTCCAATCGAGCTCATGGTCTGCTTTTGCGGGCTTGTAGCCGTTATCCAGCGCCATTTTGACGAGCGTCCCGGCGGTGATGCCTGTACCCGTAAACGTGTCCCATTTGCGCTCACATTCGCCCGGATGATACCGCTTTAAATCTCGGCGGCTCCAGGCATCCCAGTCCGAAGCCTTGTACCCCGCGTCCTTGAGCGCCATGCCGATGCCTGTCCACTCCGTGTAATCGAGCAGAGCGGGGTCGATATAGTCGAGCAGCTCCAAAAGGTTCTCGTTGTTATACTCCATTTACGCCTCCGGTCTGAAGCTTTTCGGGTCAATGCCGTACGGCGTGCGCCAGTTGTTCGCGGCGATGCGGTCGATCATGCCGCGGGCGGTCTCGAACGACCATGTGCCCACGTGCTGAAATCCGCGCCCCTCGAGGAATCGTATTTGCTTTGGCGTCGTCAGTCCTGCCGTACGGCGCTTTTCGAGCTTATCGAGGATCTTCGCCGCCTTGCCTGCGTTGCCGATCTCATCGGGGAAAATGCCGAACTTTTGAAGCGCCGAGATTTGCTTTTCGCTCGGCGGCGACATCTCCCACCCGAACGCCGGCACGTAGCCGGAAAGGTCTTCCGCTTGAATGGACATTTCAAATTGCAGCGGATCCACAAGCCTTTTCTTGCGGCTGCGCATCTCGTTAAGCTGCTTTGCAAGCGCTTCTTCGCGCTGCGCTACAACGTCCTCGGATGCCGTTTTCTCCGCTTCTTCAAGGTCAACGGGTGCGCCTGCGGCTTCTTCCATGTTGCGCGTCATCTGCTGCGCGACTTCTTCATTTTCGCAGATGAGGTTCGCCGGGTGGCAAAGCTCGTGGCGTTCCGTGTGCCAGAGAAAGTCCAGTAAAAGCAGGTGGTCTTTGCCGGGGTATAATCGCGTGCCCCTGCCCACCATCTGGCTGTATAAGCTGCGCACCTTCGTCGGACGCAGCACCACTACACAGTCTACGCTCGGGCAGTCCCAACCTTCGGTCAAGAGCATACTGTTGCACAGCACGTTATAATCGCCGCGATCAAACTGCTCCAGTATCTCCGCGCGGTCTGTACTCTCACCGTTGACCTCCGCCGCACAAAAGCCACGCTCGTTCAGAATATCCCGGAACTTCTGCGAGGTCTTCACAAGCGGCAGAAACACGACCGTTTTGCGATCTCTGCAATACTTCATCATCTCGTCCGCAATGCCGTATAAATACGGGTCAAGCGCTGTGCCGAGGTCGGCGGCTTTGTAGTCGCCTGCTTGTACCGATACGCCGGAAAGGTCGAGCTTCAGCGGCACGGTCAGCGCCTTGATCGGCGTGAGGTAGCCCTCCTTGATCGCTTTCGGCAGCGTGTATTCATAGGCGAGTGACTGAAACACCGCGCCTAAATTCTTCATGTCTCCCCTGTCCGGCGTTGCCGTCACGCCGAGCACCTTTGCGGTGCTGAAATGGTCCAGTACGCGCTGGTAGCTGTCCGAGATGCAGTGGTGCGCCTCATCGATGATGATCTTGTCAAAATAGTCGTAGTCGAATCCCGCAAGGCGTTTTTCGCGCATCAGGGTCTGCACGGACCCCACGACGATACGGTACCAACTGCCGAGGCAGCTTTCCTGCGCTTTTTCCGTCGCGCACAAAAGCCCCGTTGCCATGCGAATCTTGTCGGCCGCCTGTTCAAGCAGCTCCCCTCTGTGTGCCAGGATCAGCACGCGGTCGCCGTCTCGCACGCTGTCCTCGGCGATCTTTGCAAAGACAATCGTTTTTCCGCAGCCGGTCGGCAAAACAAGCAGCGTGCGATCCACGCCGCACGCCCACTCCTTTTCAACTGCCTGCCTTGCCTCCTGCTGATATGGTCTCAGCTCCATCAGAAGTCACCCGGTGTAAAGCTCGGTGTCGGCGCGGCGGGTGACGTTTCCGGGTCTAAAAAGCGCGTTACCTCGTTTGATTCGTGTTCTTGGTTGTCCTTTTCGCTTGTCCATTTGCGGATGCCGATATGCGCACGGCCACGTGCACCGGGTACGGCAGCCCAGTTCATCTTGAGCGGCTGCCCGTGCTTGCGCTGCCCGATGCAGGTGAAGAACGCGCACAGCAAGCCCTCGCAGCGCGTGTGCAGCAAAAGGTTGTGCTGCACGGTGACTACGCCCTCGGGCGTCACCACGTCAAGGTCTAAGATTGCCTTCGGGCAGGGTCCGATCTTCGCACCGCCGTTATACCGTGCGCGGGTCAGTTTGCTTACGGTAAAGCTGTAATCGCCCTCCGGGATAATTCTGAAATTACTTTCGTTTTCTATGGTGTCTTCCCAGTCCATTGCTCTTTCGTTCGTTGTGTTTGCCATGATCTGTTTTCTCCTTATCTCCTTATACGTCAAACGGTAAATCTCTGTTGCTGCGGATTACTGAAAATACTTTCGGCCATGCGCCGATCAGCACGCCCTGCACGAACGCAGGGTCATAGCTCGAGATCGGTGTGTCTTCGGGATAATAGCCCTTCTGCCCGATCGCCATTTGAATTTCCTCTGCGGTCACGTGCTCCGGGCGCATGAGATCTGCAAGCGCTTTCGGCACGTAAGACGGAATGCTGTACGCTTCTTCTGTCGGTGTTTCATCCAAAGCGGCGTTCATCTGCTGCATCGGTACGGCTGTGCCGGTCGGTGTCGGTTGCGCTGCCTGTACCGGCTTGCCGCCGATGCACTGCGCGATCTGCGCGTACGCAAACGGCAGCTCATCCGCCAGGCCGAAACGGTTCTTCGCGTCCCAGCACGGGTGGTGAGACGTGTACATGACGCGCTTGCCGCCCTGTGCCTTGAACTTCTGCCCTTTGTCGTCCGTCTGCACGGCGAACGTCTTGTAGTTCGCGAACAGCACCATGTCCGCCCATTCTTTGACGAGCGGCGAGATCTGGCTGCCGGTCTTCTTGCCGAGCTTCATCTCGTAGCGGTCATACGCCCCCATTTCGTCCGGCTGTTCAAATTTGCGCATCTGTGCGTGCGCGGTCAGCACGACGTGTACGCCTGCCTGCACGATTTCCTCCAGACTGTTGAGAAACCGCCCGAATTCCTCTTTTTCGTATACATAGCCGTTACCGTAGCCGAAGTCTTCAATGCCCTTCTTCTGGTATCGGCTGCAAATATCGTCGATGCACAGCTGCTCCGCCCAGTCGATTGTATCGATGATGAGTGTGCCGCACACCTGCGGGTTCTGCTTGACGTATGTAAGCTCCTGCCGCAGCATCTCCCAGCTTGTGGGCTTGTCCATGCGGCGCACGTCCATATATTTCGTACTGCCCTCGGTGTCGATGAACAGCGGGTTCGGGAACTGCGCGGCAAAAGTCGATTTACCGATGCCCTCCGGCCCGTAAATGACGACTTTTTTCGCCGATTCGATTTTGCCCGATGTGATATTCATTAGAATTCTCCTGCCTTCCATTCTTTTTTCTGCGGCACTTCGCCCTTGACATAGCCGTCTTCAATGATGATCGAGCACTCGCCGCCGGTGCTGACACGCGTCGCGATCGCCTGCAAGCCCTCCTGCTCAAGCCATGTGCCGAAGTCCTGTAAGGTCTCCGTGTCCATCTGTTCAAGCTTATCGATAAGCACAAACCCACAGTTTGGGTTCAGCTTGCGCACAATCGCGGTCGAAACCTTGAGCTGCTCGCTGCCGCTCATGCTGTCCCATCGGTGCCCGTTGTACGTCAGTTCGCCGTTTTCCACGGATAAGCCCGGCAAAGGCAGCGACGCATTTTTCAGCAGGTCAATCTTTTTCTGCCGCACGTCGTTCAGCTTTGCGGTCATGGTATCGTACTCGGCGCGGTGCGCGTCCGCATCTTCCTCGGCTTTCTCCTTGTTGAGGTTTGTGCGCACCTTTTCATTGATGACCTCGATGTCGCGGATATTCTGCTCGAGCTCTGCGGTCGATTCATCGTGCAGATCTTCCGCGCTTTTCAGCGCACATTCCAGGTCACGTTCGGTCTTTGCAAGCTGATGACTGTATGTTGTAAGCTCTACGCGCAGATCGTCTACTTTCTTTGTCAAGCGTTTATGTTCTTCGCTGATTAAAGTGACATTCATGCGTTTACGGTGGTTCTCACCGTTCTTCGCGAGGATCTCCTGCTGTGCCCGGATGAGTTCGCTTGCGGAAATCGGTTCCTTCGGTGCATCCGGGTAATACGGCATCTCTTTCGCAAACTTCGCTTTCTGGTCGGCAATCTGCCCGATTGCACGGCGGCGGTTGTAGAGGTCGTTTTCCTGCACCTCGAGCTCCTTGAGCTGCGGGCCTACGCCGATGATCTTCAAAAGCACCTCGGCTTTCTCGCGCGAAGACGCTTCCATAAATTTCGGCAGATCAATCGCGAGTTCTTCCACGAACTCGTTCAAGAGCTGCTGGCCGGCGCGCTTGCCGGTCGGGTCCGTGACCTTGAGGTCGCTGTTTTTGCCCTTGCGCTCCACCTCAAGCCCGTTACTCATGACAATATGTAAGTGCGGTGGGATCACCGACCCCTCTCTTACGGCCTGTGACGGGCGGTAACGGTCGCCGCCCAGTGCCCAGGCGATACTGTCCAACACGGAGGTTTTGCCCTGGTTGTTGCGCCCACCGATGATTGTCAGCCCGTTTTCGGACGGCTCAATCTTCACGGCCTTGACGCGCTTCACGTTCTCAATTTCGAGCTTGTTGATCTTCATCATTTTTTCAACACCTCATTCACGACTGTCTGCTGCTCGATGGTGACGTGATCCGCAGCATACTTAATCATCTCACTCGCAATTTGCGTCAAAGAGATGTTCGTGTCCATGTAAATCTTTTCGATGATCTCAATCGCTTCGTCGGTCAGGCGGATGCGGTTCTGCGCATCGATATGCGCCTTCGGTGCGATTTTTGTGAATACCAGCTTATCGTTTTTTACAGTT